GCTTACCGGCACGAGCGCGGGGATCGTAAATACCGGAAGCTTGAGCCAGACCGGAAGCAGCCGAACCGCCGAGGTTGCCCACGGTGGCAAGAGCGTACTCAGTCTCAGCGGTAACTCGGTGCGCGTTAGCGCCGTTAATCGCGTTCGAAGAGTTGTAAGAGCCGTTTTCGATCCGGCTGTTAGAACCAACAATCGTCGCGTAGAAACCGCTGGGGCTCGGGGTGGTGGTCAGACCGATACCCAGACCAGGGCCGAGGCCCAGTTGAGGAGTAGCGGAACCGCCCGTCACACCGCTGCTGACCACATCGCCACCGTCAACACGGAGGCCCACACGGTACACAAAAGCACCGGAAGGTACTTTGATACCAGTGGTGATGTCAGCCCGAACATCTTTGTGATAATCCGGGGAGGGGATGATCACAGTGCCGTTAGTAAACGGCTTGTTCGAGGAGTCGCCAGAAGCGTACGGCTGAGTGTAATACTCAAGCTGGTTGACGGAACCGAGGGCCTGATAAGACAGGTCAACGTAACCGACAGCCTGTTGAGCAATCCAACCGGGGCGGAAAACCACGCCGACAGGACCGCCAACGGGTTGATTCGTCAGAGTTTCGGCAGTGCCGTTCTCATTCAGAAAGTCAACCGACTTGGTTTCGTGCCAGTACTTCAGCACGTTTGTGTAGTTACCAGGATAGATCTTGGTAACTGCAATCTGATTGGGGTTGATAGCCATCGTTAGTTCCTCCTATCAAGCGTTAAAGGAGTAAGCGATGGTTGCGAAATCGGCGTTCAGCAACTCAAATCCGGCGTAAAGAGACCAGATCATCATAATAAAACGGCTGAAATCGTCGTTGTTATTTAAGAGCACCTGGGCATTGTTGCCGCCGATACCCACGCCGACAGATTGCGGGCCGAAGAACATACCGATCGCGGTTTCGTACGAAGCGCTAGTAGAAGCGATCGTAGCAGTTTGTGTCTGGGAAGGCATATTAGTAGATTCGAAGAATCTGACACCTTCAAACACAAACCCTGTTGGCATGATAGGCTCACCAGCCACAAAAGTGGCTTGACCGAACCCCTGTCCCATATAGATGGCAGCATTAGGCTGCATCGAGGACATTAAGGGGTTGATCTGGCCATTGCCAGGGTATCTTGCCACTTCGCGGAAATCAGAATTCTGGCGAAGATGCATGAGGAAGGTAGGATCACAGACGCATCTGTAAAAACCATCCTGATAAGTCGGGACATTCCGCTTGCGCAGGGACTTAACCACGCGCAGAAGATCGTCCTTAACGTCGAACTTAGCTTGCTCGGCGTTAGCGTAGGTGAGAGCACCAACGGCAAGATCACCAGGGTAGTAGTAACCACCTTGGGAATCAGAAGACTGACCTTTCGAAACAGCCTTCAGAAGTTCGTTGATGAACACACGGTCGCGCCATCTCCTATAGTCATCTAACAGAGTCAGAGAACCAATAGATTGATGGAACGCGGTCAGATTACCAGTGTCTAAAAGTAAACGCTGCGCGGTAATCAGCGTCTCTCTGGCAATCTTGAAAGTACTGGGCTGAGTAGGATCACTAGGATCTGCAGGGCCGGTGTACTCTCTGAGCGTCACAAGAACTTTGTCCTTGACAATGTTCCTGCTGTTTGCAGTACCAATGGTTTGTTCTGCAGTACGCTCACGCGATTCCTTGCTACCGGGATTGCCCCAGAAGCGATAACGATCAAGCTGAACGGTCTGGCCGGGTTGTTTGCTGCCTGAAATGCTTTAACAAGCACCGAGAGGCTCTTTATCCTCACGTAACATCAACTTAAGGTCGTTGATGAGTAGACTATATCTTCACCCACAGCGGGATTTTCCCCTGTTTGGGTGCTCCGCACTCGTGTCACCTTATCGGCTTCTACAACATAGTTGTTGCGGTCAGCCTCGCTCCATTTAGACTTTCCTCGATTAGTTCGAGTGTCATAACGGAGGTCAAATTTGTATTGCATAGCTTTACAACCATAAGGCTTAAGTGCTTCTACAAAATGCCTAGCATTTGTTCCGTTAGCGCGAAGATTCCATAAATTTGGATTTTTCTTGGCCAAAGGTATGCGAGGCGTTAAAGAAGCTCCTGTAAGACTCTCTATCCAATCTGATACAGTCAAAGCAGTATCATAAGGGACGTATAAAGCCAGCTCTACAATGCGTTCCCTAATATAAGGTTCCCCTGTTTGCGTAGATTTACCACGCTTTCGTAGGTGCAAGTTCCCGTCGTCCATGTACAGAACGGCAAGACCTTCTAAACCGATATCTCTAAGAAAAGTAGCTGTAAAAACTTTCTTTCCTTGAGGATACAGTTCCTTATAAATAGGTACTAACAGCTCACTCTGATTAGACCACCATTGACAAGAAGGAAAAGTTCCAGTCTGGCAGCCAGCCTCTCGATCCTTAATGGGTTGTTTTATACCCAAAATTCTGTTTAAGCGCCCCACTTTCCAGCGGAGAAACTCAAACTGTTTTCGTGAGTGAGTGATATGGAGACTAGGATAAGTAGTCACCTGCCGTAAACAGCCGTCACCCAAACAGACCCCTTTTAAAAAGGAGCGATCGCTACGAGAGAGCATTTGAGCAGTGTTAGTCGTTGAACCTTCCAATCATTTCTGACTGGCTTGGCTGCTGATTGGCCTCCCTAACGGGTCCGGCTTTCCAGCAATTCACGGAGTTTAACCTAAAGGCTTTCACCTAAAGGGACTCTAGACTCATGAGTCCAAGTCATGCACCACCACCGGCTCTGCCGCCATTTCCACCACATAAGCGGGGTGGGGACGGTAGAGTTCTGCACCGAGCAGCTTCGGAAAATCATTGTCGACGAACAAAGCGCCAACCTCCGAAGAACTACATATTTAATGTAGCTGGAAAACCATAAAACAAGAGAGTATCTGTTGCACGAACCCCTTTCTACGCTAATTTTTCCAAACACCAGACCAAGCAGCAGCAATATTTACTTGATCGTCAGAAAACTGCCACACAGCATCTAAAGTTGCTATAAGTTGACCGCTCAAGAATGTATTTGTATTGTTTATAGTATTTATAGCTGCAGAGTTTAAAATAGAGCCGCCAGCGTTTTCATAGTACCATGAAGTTAAAACACCGCCAACAAAACCGCTAGTTGGAAAACTAGCGTACAATTTAGTAGTAGATGTCCAATCAAGACTGTCGTAATTTGGTATTACGTTTGGCGACGCAGTAGTAAAAACTCTCATAATGTTTCCTGTATTTACAATCTCCCAAGGAGAGAAATAAACCCCAGAGACATCTTCAATACGGTCATCAGACCACCTTACGCCACTTAAACGAGCGTACTTCCAACGAGTAGGATCAAACGGAGGATCCTGCACTATATTTAAACAATTAAGATCAGAAGAATCTGTAGAGCCGTCTAAGTAAGTTACAGTATAGTAAATACGCTTACCGACATCAGAATTCTGGATTACGTAAGTGGGTCCCGAACCGATCGAAATAGAGCTAGAAGAATTAAACCACTGTATAGAAGCGTAAGTACAAACAGGAGTTGCAGTTAGTGTATCACCAGCCCTAGGACTAGAAGTACTGCCTGTCGTGGTAGGGCATCCCGCAGGGAACGGACAACCAAAAACTTGATCATCTGGAGGAAGCAATTCAAAACCCCCTTTATTAGCAAGAAGCTCACCAGCATAGTTATAGTTATATGAAGTAGAGGGTCCCCTGTATACATATCTAAGCGGAGACGACATCAAACCCGGCGTGGCGGATCGGCGTGTCTCAGTAAACGTCTTGCAGTACACCGGCTGATGATACCGCCACTGCGATCTGTCAGAAGTACCCTGACTTCCCAACAGATTCGTCAACAACGAACTTTCGTAGTTTCGGTGAGTAACACCACCGCCGGTTTTACCTTCAGCAGCGGTGTTTGCATCTGGTGTGTTATACGGTGAATAATCTTGATTATCAGGAGCCCCGCCCCCGAAATACATATACGTTTCCGGTCTTGTTACATTTGCTCTAGCTTGTAGTGCTCCACCACGCGGATTAACCTTTCCCGTCTCCGGCCCGATGGCGCTTGCCGCCTGCGCACCAGCTACATCGTCGCGAATATAGATCCGTGCAGCTCTATAAGTATCTAAAACCTCACTAGCGTCATAAGGGGTAGGGTCAAGAGAGATACTTTGACCCGGTAAAGTTGATGGTATATAACGCCAATTGGAATCAAAATCCCACGCTTTGGTGAGAAGAGTACCGCTAAGAGGCGAGGCGTAAAGAACTATACCTTCGTCTACACCTGTAGACTGAACACCAGAGAATAAAACAGTGTATCCTTGATGATCTGGACCGGACTGTATCCGATTCGGCCCAGAATCATGTTTGAAATTAGGTAACGCAAAGTAAGGCATCTAAGCCTCACTCGACAACAGGTTCCACGGGAGCCGGTTCTTCAACCACGGGGGGCGTGGGCTCAGGCGCAGGAGAAAGTTGAGACACCAAAGCCCGCATATCACTGCTAACATTAGCCATATCCTGAAGATACAGCTTACGCAGATCATTAAGCTCGTCTTTTAATCTAGCAATCTCATCTTTCGCGTCAGCCGGAGTAGTGTCGACGCGACGGCGACCAAGAGGATTAGGCATTTTGTTCAGATGCTCTTTTCTTACCATACATCTTAGCCTTTTTCTTCGCCTCAGACTTTGCCCCCGGCACTCGCTCAGGCAAATCCCCTTTAGTTTTACGCTCATATTCAGCTACCTTGTCCTTAGAGATCTCACCGCGCTCACTCATTGCGTAAAATTTACGTTTTTGAGCTTCACTTTTAAACGGCATCGATATAAAACCCGTTATCAGAATTCTACACAAAAAAATAGACCCACTCAATGAGCGGGTCTGCCTCCTGTCCGGATCTAGTTTATCAGCCTTGATCCATGAAAAGGAGCTTGCTGCGCAGAGCTTCGGGGCTCATTTGAGCCAGAACACGCCACGCTTGATCAGGGGCTTGGTTCATGGTTTGACCAAAAGCCTCCCACTGAGTTTGGGGATCGACGGAACGAACACCAGCGGAAGCCGTTGCAGGAACAGCCGGGAACTGATCGTACTGTTGCTGGGGTTGACGAGCGACGTTCTGGTTAGGCCAGAACTGACCGTTTTCGTCGTAGTAACCCTCGTCGGTCTGAACATCAATCGGCTCAACTTCAGTGAAGTAGCGATTGGTGTAATCAGCCAGAGTGTCACCATCAGTCAGAATGTGCTCCATAGCGGCAGCACGTTGACCGACCTGCTCCAGAACAGCTTGCTGTTGAATCAACGCATCCTCAAGCGTGGTGGCATACTGATTCAGAATGCCAGGAGCTTCGATGCCGAAGTGATTAACGACGGCGGCGGTTTCCGCGCTGAGTTGAGGTGCTGCCGTAGAACCCTGATAAGAAGTCGGGGTTGTAAAGGCGCTGTTGAACGAGGTCTGCGGAGCCTGGGCCACCGGATATTGCGCCGGTTGGGCCTGTAAACTCGGATTGTACTGTGCTGTACCCTGCGGCACCGTTTGGTACTGCGGATACGATGCTGTCTGGCTGGGGGACGGCGAGATTTGGGAAACCACCCGCTCCAAGCTGCTCATCGCCGCTTCCCACGGATTGCTCGGGGAGTAGCTGGACGGAGACTGGCT